TGCGATAACTTCTGCCTTTGATGAAACTTCCGCAAGTTTGGCTTTGCCAAACTTGCAGCCCTTCACTGAAGGGCATACGTCCTCCGGCGTGAAGTCCTCAATGTAGCCATTGTCAAGGTAATTTTCCGCTATGAGCTTGACGCCCGCCCCACAGTGTGGGGCCACAAGTTTGCCAAGGGCAAACTTGCGGTAACCCCTGCCTTTGAAGAAGTTTTCGCAAGTTTGGCAAAGCCAAACTTGCAGCCCTTCGCTGAAGGGCGTGCGTCCCTGCTGTTCCTGATTTTCCCCACCGCCTTTTCGCTGAGCAGCTTTTCCAGGTCCGCCGTAATGGTAAACAGGGTCCGGGTAACCAGGTTTTTCCGCCAGTCCTCCGGGTGGTCCGCGTCAAATTCCGTCAGGCTGTTGATGTCATACAGTACGCAGACCCGGTGGTTTTTTTCCACAAACAAAATTTCCCCCTGCGCCGTTTTCGCCTGTTGCTGCCAGCGGTCCAGCTTGGGGTTTACCTTTGTCCAGTGGTCCACGGTCCTGTTGGTGGCGCTTTCTTCAATGCCGCATTTGGCCTGGATGCCCGCCATGGTGGCGCAGGCCTCCGCCGCCGTCAGGTCGTACTGGGAGGGGCCGCCCCCCACGGTATTGTTGATGAACTGGACGCCCTTTTGCCCCGGCTCGTTCATTACCACCTGGATGTATTCCCCCATGGTTTTCAGCTTTTCCGCAAAGGCGGCGTATTTGCCCTTGACTTCCGTATTGGTGCCGGTGTAGCAGAGGATATTGAAATCCTGCTTTTGCAGTTCGTCCAAAGCGGCGTCGTGGCCCTCTGGCCCGGTTGCGTCCCCATTGCTGCCTCCTGTCAGGGCAATGGCCACTTCCTGCAGCTCCCCGGCGCCCTCTATGGCAATGTAGGAATTGGCGTGGAAGTCCTCCGGCTTGCTTACGGCCTGGGCGTCCATTTCCCGGGTGCCAAGGTAGGTGCGTATAACAAACAATTCCCCGCTTTGGGTCACCGTAACCTTAATGTCGTTGCCCCGAATACCGCTGTAGATTGCCTTTGCCGTAACCCCGGGGGCAAGGGTGCCCTGGGCTGGCTGCCCGCTTTGGGCGTTAAGGCGGTACAGCAGCAGGGCCCCGGCGTTCTGCATCACCTCCCGGATAAGCTTGATTTTCGGGTCGGTGAAGTCGTACCCGAAGGGGGCTACCGTGTCATTCCCATAAAGGAACGTGGTGAACTGGGCGCCCCAATCCAAGTCAAGGGCCATGGCCACCGTGCCCCGGGCAGAAAGGGCCGCCTCGCGTTCCCCCGCTGTAATCTGGGAGTATACCCCGGGCAAAATTTGTTTTGTAATTGCCATTTTATTCTTCATCCTCCTTTTCTTTTGTGTTTACCTTTACCCCCGCCTCCTCAATCAGCGGCGTGTTGTCCGGCCAGCGTTCCCAAACGCTTGTGATTCCCGTAATATTTACAATGCCGTCCACTGTATTGGCGTCCGCCGCATACATGGTATAGGGGTATTCCATGCCCGGCAGGGGCGGAATACTTTCCGCCATGTCCATGAGCCTCATTGCCGCGGCCTCCTGCTCTGTCTGGGCGTTGATGTCCTTGCTCATGTAGGCAATATTGACGCCGATTTGGTACTCATGTTCCCCGCCCAGCCGCTTTTCCCTGTGAATGTTTGTTGTCTGCACAAACACCGCCGGGGGCAGCTGTTGGATGGGCTTTGTCTGCTGCTGGGGCACCAGGTAAACCGGGGCGCTGGGGAACAGCTCCGAAAGCCTTACTGATACCGCCAGCTTAAAGCAGTCGATACAGTTTAAGTCCCCAGCTGCCATTTTTTCGGCAAGGGCTTTGTCCTTTTTGATGTTTTGGCTTAGTTTCAGGGTCATTTTTCAAACTTCCTCTTTGCTTTCTCTACTTCTTCCTTCCAGTATTGCTGCAAGTGGTTTTCCATGAAGGCCACTCCGGCGTTGAAAAAGAATTTCCCAGGCACATAGCCTATGGTAACACCGTTTCTTACAATGCGGTGGCCAAAGTTTACATAGGGGCCATAGAAAACATTGTTGTAAAATTCGCCCTTCCAGCCGTCCCCCTCTCTTTTGGTCCTGTGGGAGTGCCAGCCTTTTTTCAGGGTGCCGCCCTGTTTTGTAAAACTGGTTATAAAGTGTACCTGCTCCCCTGCCCTGGTCATAAAGAAAACCTTGTCTGTATATTTCCCGGTGGGGGTTTTGTCCTTGGCCTCCCTTTTGCCTTCTTGGATTGCCCTGTCGGTCACCCGCTTGCCCGCCGCCTGGATGTCGGCCTGCAATTCCTCCAGCCTTTGAATAAATTCATCAAAGTTATACTCCACCATTACAAAACACCTCGCTTTGTGCAGCGGCAAAGTTTGTTTAAGTCGTATGTGAACACGGCGCCCACGTCATATTCAGCCGTTTCCCCCTTGTGGGTCACTGTCAGCCGGTCCCCCTCCTGTATGTCCGTTTCCGGCGGGCAGTACAAGGTATATTGGCTTTGGGCCTGGGCTGCCTGCTCCCCCTGGGTCAGCACCGGGGTTGCATCCGGGGACAGGTGGCAGGGTATCCCGCTGTGGAACAACTGAAAGTCAATGGTTCCGCTTTCTTCATCCACCCGGTACACATCCGCTGTATCTGTATACAGGGCTTGCAGGGCGTTCCTGCCCGCTTGCATGGCGTTTTCTATCATGGTATTACAACCCCTCTTTTGTACTGGCCTAAAATAACCCGGTTTTCCTCTATCACCTGGGCCGGGCTGATTGCCACCTTGGAGCTGCTGGCAAGGTTGGAGGCGTTTTGCCTCTCCTCCCCCCCTGTTTCAAAGGAAATGGTGGTGCTCCCCTGTGTGATGGACTTCACCCCCGCTGCCTTTGTGCTTTCCCCGCCGCTTTCGCTGCTGGAGGAGCTCATTTCCGAAAGCAGGCCGCTGGCCGCCTGCTGGGCTATGGCCAGCTGGGCACAGACAGGGTACAGGGGCCTTGGCAGGTCCAGCCGCCGCAGGTAGCTTTTCAGAAACATGGCGGCAGGGAGGATAAACCCCTCTGCCGCCGTTTTCTGTTCCTCCGTCAGCTTGTACAGGCCGATATACTTTGCTATTTCCGCTTTCTGTTCCGGCTTCATGGCCTCTCCTCGCTCCCTATTCCTTTGTTCTGGCCATTCTGGCTTCGCTGGCGGTTCCGGCTTTTGTGAGCACCTTCACGGCCAGGTCCTTGTTCAGGGTTTTCACGCCGCAGAGCATATCAATGGAAATAATGTCGGTTTTCTTTGTCATATCGTAGCCGTAGACAACCCGCAGGCCAAAGCCGTCGTAGTTCACAATGGCTGCCTTGCCTGCGCCGCTTGGCAGTACCAGGGGCCGGGTCACCAGGGCAAAGGCGTTTTTGTGGAAAGCAAGGTTTTGAATAACCCCGCCCGCTTCTATAACGTTCTGGTCCATGTAGGTGTCAAATCCGAACTTCCTGCCCAGGGAAGCCTCCCGCAGGGCGGTGCCGTTATCCCCCACCTTGTCCGCCTCGTGGAAGGTGCCCAGCTTCAAGTACGCCGCCTCGGTCAGCGGGTCAAGGACAAGGCGGCGCTCGGTCATTGGGGCCTTGGCCTTGTTCAGCTGCGCCCCGGCGTCCACAATCCCGTCAATATTTGTTGGCATGGCAGTGCCGTCCCCCACGGCCGCGGTAACGTCCGCATACAGGCCCAGCAGGTATTTGTCCACCTTGTCATTGAACGCCTGCATGGCTGGCACAATCAGCTGCTGGGAAAAGCTTTCAATGTCCATTGCCATTTGCTTGGAGGTCACCGAAAACGAAACATCCAGGTGCTTGTCCATTTTCACCTCGATTCCGCTTTCCGTAGCGTCCTGCAATTCAATTTCACTGGTAAATTCCTTTGCCACAAAGGTTGCCGGCTTGCGGATGGTAATGGTATCGCCTACGCCGGCAACAAATTCGCTGGAGTAATCCCGGTGTACCAGTTTGGCCATGACCGCGTTGTTGCGCAGCACCATGAGGGCCTCCCTTGCAATAATATCAGGGGTTAATAATGTGTTTGCCATAATCATTTTCCTTTCTACTTCGACCGTTCTTTAATGTATTCTTCCATGCTGAGGCTACCAAGGTCTTTCTCTCCGCCCCCGCCGCTTCCTGCCGGCGGGGTGTAACTGCCGCCCTTGGGTAAAATCTCCGCGTATTCTGTTTTTGCCGCTGTCACAAGGCTGTCGAAGTCCTTTGCCTTGCCGCTTTCGTCCAGCTCCATTTTGTCCAGCTTGTAGAGGGCCTTGGCCATTTCCAGGGCCTTGCCGGAAAGCCCGGCGGCCTTTAAAATTTCCGCCGCGGCGTTTCCTTTCGCCGCCTTGGTTTCCTTTTCCTGCTGCTGGGCCTTGTAGTCGTCAAACTGCTTTTTCAGGGCCTTGTACTCCTCCGTGTCCTCTGCCTTTGTTGGGGTGGGCTTATGGTTTTCCAGGGCCTCCTGCACCTTGTCGCTGGTGTAGCCGTCCCTTGTGGAAAGGTGTTCCTGCACCAGGGCGTCCTCCAGTTCCTTGGGAATTTCCATGCCGCTTTCCTTTGCGGCTTTGCGGATAAATTCTCTTGTAAATGCCATAATTTTCTTCCTTTCCCGGCAGTATTTCTTTGCCGCTACGGTGTTTTGGGGTATAAAAAAACCACCCGGCGGGTGGTTTTTTTATCGTATTAGTTTAATCAGTGGGCAGTTTCTTTTCCAAAAATGCGTTTTTTAGCGTTCCCTGTTCGTCATCCTCAATAATTTTCCATCTGCCTCCGGGGGCGCTGCCGTCTAACGGTGAAGGGTTTGTAATGCCATACAAATAATCTTCCTCGCTGTCGTCTACAATTCTCAAAGCGTTTCCGTCCAATTCCACGCCCCAGCAATCGTAAATTTTATTTGAGGTAAGGCTTACTGCCCCAAAGCTCTCCCCAATGTACTGCACTTTCATCGTTTCTCCCCCTTTCGTTTTAACTTATTTTCGCATTGAGTGACATACTCCCGCCGCCTAAGAGGTGGGAGTATGTTACAGCAAAGATGATAAATCAATTCCCAAAACTTCTTGGGCTTCTTTTATCATTGCAATTCTTTGTTCTTCTGTTGCCGTTTCATCTGGTGCTTGTGCATTTGGCACACCATCTACACTCACCCTTACAATAAATTTATCATGGTCTGAAAGTTCACGATACCGTTCTCCTCTCTCTTTTTCAGATAAACTCATAAATTCCTTTAAAGTCAGCATAAGTTCACCTTTCTTCCATCAAAATAAATACTTTCCCTGAATGTTCAATTGTCTTAATAATCTTAAATTTAGAATTTCTTGGGTATATAATTTCGCTCTCATTGGAATTCCATTTTCTACAATCTTTTCCCTTTTGGGAGTTTTCAATAAAGATTTTTATGTTTTCGTTGATGCCATACCCCTTTTTATTGCTAAATGACATATATGCAGAATATTGAATTTCTGTCTGCTCCTCATACTGCTTCAAAAAGGCTGGAATATCTTCCTTTAGTATATTTAAGGTCCGTATAATGTTCCCTCGATATGTTGGCATCTTCTCCAGGGCGGAATCTAAATTTCTGATAAGATGCTGTTGTTCTTCCGTCAGCGGAACCCCTGCCCGTAAATAAGGGTTTACCTTATAGCTTCCGCTACTGATATATTCGTTGAGCGCCCATTCTTCATCATTAGTTAGTTTGGGTTGTTCCTTTGCTGCTTTCATTATAGCATTCTTGCTGGAACTTTCAATATAGGTTTCATACCATTCCTCGTAAGTCATACTTGCCGGGACAGTGATATACTTGCCGTTGGCGTCCCTGGCGGCCCGGCTCATGGAAGCAATATCTGTTGTTTCGTAGGCCGGGGTAGTGGTGGTGCGGCAGCCAACGTGAAAGGGCGGGTAGTTTACCCCTACAATGACCCTGTCTGTGCTGTAAGCCTCCATTCGGTACTGGCTGCCTGTCTTTTTGTACTCCTCCGGCACCCTGCCGCCGCTGGTTACAGAGAACCGGCAGCCCGCCCCACAGCGTGGGGCTGCAAGTTCGCAAGCGAACTTGCGGTAACCCCTGCCCCTGAACAAGCCTCCGCAAGTTTGGCTTCGCCAAACTTGTAGCCCTTCACTGAAGGGCGGGTGTCCAGGGTGGCGCTAATGTCATAGTATGGCACCTCATCTTCCCTATAGCTCCTTAATTCCGCCTGTCCGGCGGCGTAGCCTGCCTCATTGTACAAAAGCCGGTATGCCTCGTACTTTTTCCCGCCGCCGGTAACCTTGCCCTCCTTGTCTATCTGCACGGCTCCTATCTTCTTTGCCAAACCCTCGGCAAAGTCCTGGGGCGGCCGGCCCTCAATAAACATACGGTTCAGTGTTTGGCGGATGTAAAAGCCGGTGTCTGCGTCCTGTTTCCACAAGCGTGTGGAAATATCCGCCCCTTCTATGGGGTAGGCCAGCACCTGCTCGATAAAGGCTTTTGGTATTTTGGAAAAGGCCAACATCCGCTTTGCCTCCACGGAAAGGTTGTACTTGGTGTGGTAGTATTCTTCTATCAGCACATTTTCCGTTGTTTCGGCAATGCCCTCCCGCAGCTGCTGGTACAGCCTTTGCAGTTCCCCATCTATTTGCAGCAGTAAGGCGTCCAGCCGGGTAAGCCGCGCCTTCATGGAGAGGTTTTCCACCTCTAAGTTAAAGGTGCCGATGCTGTTCCTCGCCAGCTGCTCATATTCCGCCAGGGTGCCCTTGAACTCTGCCAGCTCCTTGCGGGAGAGGGCCTTCTTTGCCTCCTCCATGGTGATTTGATTGTTTTTCGCGTACCGGCCGTAAAAAGAGTAGATTTCCCCTTCAATGGCCTTTTTGGCCTCCTCAAAGGCCTGGGCCATTTCCTTTGTTTTTTGGTTGACGGCGTTTTCCCACCGCCCCACGCTTTCCATAGCCCTGTTTTCCCAATATGTACCCATGGTTTACCTCTCTTGGTTTTGGCCAGCTGCAAAGCTGTCCAGCAGGTTTGCGGCAAGCTCCTTTTGCTCCTGCTTAACAAGCTTGTCCTCGGCCTGGGGGTCGTCAATGTCCGGGTGCAGGCGGCGCTTGGTGTAGCTGCTCATTACCGTTTCCGGCGTTGCGTTAAGGCGGTTTACAATTTCGTTGGCGTCCTTTGGCTTGTTCCGTGTCCAGGACTGGACAATTTTTACTTACTTCTTTTTCCCATGGAAGGAA